CACAGAGAAGAAGGAACCACCGATAAAGTTTCTTCTTGAGCCTCGTTATCGCATGAGCTCTGTGGGCTTTTGAGGTCATTTAGTCGCGACTGCGTTGCGAACCGTCATGCCGAGGATGGAGTTGATGAAAACTGTGCCATCTTACGCAGCGTTTGTTTCGGCGAGTCGTTCCGCTTTGGTTGACCATGACCAGATTGAAAGTGGAAGTGGAACTACTGCGGTGAAGTGGAGGGTGCCGGATAGTATTATGAAAGTTGCACCGAAGACTAAGACTGAGACGGTGCAGTGGATTCAGTTTTATAATCATGCGAGTGACACAGATCCTGATAATGTCCTGGCGGAAGTGGAATTGAATGAAATTGTAAGCTGGAGTTCTCTGTAAATGAGCGCGATTAAATATCAAAAGACTGGCGAGTTTGGGATTGTTCCTTTCGCTACAAGAAACCCCGCGACACCAGGCTGTCGCATCGGGGTTAGTCTTTTGGAATTTGAAGGTGATGAAATTCCTGCGTTGGGGACGAGATTAGCTGATGCGGGGTTGAACATTATCCGAAAGGGGACTTACTGGGACAATCATGTGTTTGCCGGCGTTGATGACGGCCCGCAGGGATTTATGAATTTTATTTTCAATCCTCCTACAGGGGATGTGAATAACTTGCAGCCGTTCAATGCTTTCCCGGATACTATGGAGTTCACCTGGCCTGCGGTGTTGATTGATATCGGGGTGATTCAATATGCTACGCAAACGCCGGATTCAGGTTCGGGGCAGAAGGTTTCGGTTGCGCCGAAGTATATGCACGTGGAGAAACTTCCTAGTCATGCGACGGAGGTTTGGATCGAGGAGTATCTTTCTAACGAGCCGTTTCCATCTGAATTAACTGTCCTCGATCCTCCAGTGCCAACTCCGATTGATACTTATGTTAATGGACAGGCAATTCGGTTTCCAGCGTGTTTGCACCCGGCTATTTCTGTTGATGCGAAGCTTGGCCTTGAGGGCTTTGGTGATGGCACAACAGCTCCCAATTCGTTTGTAAGCTACTTGTTTTTGGACTTGCTTGAACAAGTTAGTGGTGTTACTTTAGATACTCCCTACTACGCTCCTGCGACAAATCACTTGCGGTGGCGAGACTTTGTGAATGCTTTTAAGGTGGAAAAGACTCCGAATAATCAATATTATGGACGCCGGTATACTTTCCGTGCTCCACCACCAGGGAGGGCTGTTTTCTCATGAGCACCACGAGACAGGATAAACTCGAAATGCCTTTCTGGGGTCCAGTTGCGGATGCACCAAAAGGAGACTCTATTGTTAAAAATGAAGAAGGAACATACGCGTTTGGTATTGTGGAGGCAAGTCAGGCGCTATTTATGTGTCGGGTTAAGGCCGGAGAGGTTGCGCCGAAGAGGTTTCTGGCGGCGGTGAGTGAGGTTAGTGAACACAGAAGTTCCTGTGGGAACTACGTTCTTTTTATCGGGGTGCAAAAAGGCTGCGAAGGCTGGGAAATGCCAGATAAAACGGAAGAGGAAATGCAGATTGCTAAGAGAAACTGGAGCAGAATTTCAAAAGAACTAATTCAATTCGTGAAATGAGTGAAGAACTTCTAACATCTGTCGAAGACCAGTCGCGCCTAGCAAGGCTGCGGCGGTTGAAGGCGTTGAAAGAAGGGAATGGTCTGGCGTTTTATAAACCACACAGCAAACAGGATCTTTTTCACTCCGCTGCGTGGGCAAAACTTCGGTATCTCCGCACAGGGAATCGCTTTGGAAAGTCAACCTGCGGAGCTGCGGAGGATTGTGCGTTCGCGCTGGGGCAGAGAATCTGGTATCCAATGGACCACCCGAATCGGACGCTGGGAATCCCTAAGCATTCAACAAAAGGGCTTATCATCGTGTCCGACTGGGACAAAGCACGGGAAATTTTCACTTCTCAAGAGCGCGGACAGGGCCAAGGAAAGCTCTTCAAACTCCTTCCAGGCAAAGCGATCAAGCATGTGCATAAAAACCAAGCCGGAGAAATTGACTGCATTCACATTGAGTCAATCTATGGTGGGGTCTCGATGATCTATATTGACACCGTGAAGAGCTTTCTCTCTAATCCAATGGGGCAAGAATCGAGCGATTGGGACTGGATTCATGTGGATGAGCCAATTCCGAAAGATCAATGGATTGCTAACTCCCGTGGTCTGGTCGATAGAAACGGCAGTGCCTGGTTTACCTGCACACCGCTGAACTATATGTGGATAAACGACATGTTTATTCCTCGGACCCGCATTAGGGAAGAATTTTTGGATGGACTCTCTGATGAATCCCGGTCAAAATGGGTGCTAACTGGCTCAATGTTTGACAATAAATCCCTTAAAGCGGAGGGCATCGAGATGTTCATTCAATCTTTGAGTGAAGAAGAGAAAGCCGCGCGTCTCTACGGTAAGCCCCGAGCCCTCTCCGGGACTATTTACTCCGAATTTGAGTATGAACGCCATGTATACATCGACACACCACACGGTTGGAAGGATCATGACCATCCCCCCGAAAACTACACGGTTCGCGTGTCAATCGACCCGCACCCGAAAACTCCTCATGCAGTGCTTTATGCCGCCACCGCACCTACAGGTGAAGTGTATTTTTACAACGAAACCTTCAGAAAGACTTTAATTGACGATCTCTGCGACGAAATCCATGACAAAACCTTCCGGCGATCTCCCTATCGAGTAATCTGTGACCCTTTTGCGTTCCAGGAAAACCCTGTGGACGGCACAATGTGGGCGAATGTCTTCTGGAACAAGGGCATAATGATTGAAAAGGCTCCGAAAATGCTCACTGCTGGGATTCAAGAGGTTAAAAGGCAGCTGAAATTGCCCAATAACTGGTTCTTTTCCTCGGCGTTGATGTATACGCTGAGTGAATTCGACCGGTATGTCTGGGACCCGAAGAAAGAAAAGCCCATTGACGAACATGACCACTTAATGGAGTGCCTTTACCGGCTTGCATTGACTGGCCTCGAATATGTCGACATGGAACCTGATCAAGTTTCTAACTATTCGCCTCTCGATCTCTCGAACATCGACCTAACCGTCCCATTCTTCCAACAAAATTATGCTGCTGCCTAAAATCAACGACCTCCTTGCTGAGGAAGTCCAAAATGATGATCTTGTCGAACTCCGTGACGACATCGTCAAACTTGTTCGTGAATCGCGGACACACATCGGTTCTCATTATGACCAATGGGACAGGTGCTTGGAAGCTTATGGGGCTGAACGCAAGGATGACAAAGATTCCGAAAAAGCTGCGAGGAAAAAACAGCCGAAGCCTCTTAACATCCCGTTGACAAAAGCGCAGGTGCAGACTTTTGTTACCTTTGTCATTCTTCTTTACACTCAAAACGAGAATCCCCTCTCCGTTCATCCGACCGGTAATGAAGATTACAAACTCCGGGATATTATCAACAAATTGTTGAGCCGAGAGTGCCAGACTAACGTGATCTTCAACAAATGGGTGCAGTTCCTCCTCGATATCGCACGCTTTAACCTCGGCGTGATGAAAACCACTTGGCGTTACGAGACTTACAAGTATGAAATGGACGCTCCGGTGGCGCTTTCTCCTCAAACGAACGAAGCCGATATGCTCACCCTCGCGACAACGCCTTCGGTCGAGAATGAAGTGGTGAAGTATGAAGGCAACTACGTCGAGAACATCTCTCCTTACAACTTCTTCTACGACAACAACATGCCCATCACCCGGTGGCAAGAGGGGGTTTTTGCCGCCGACGAAACCTCTTATTCCATCCGTCAAATCAAGGGTTGGGAAAAGCAAGGCGCAGCCTATGGAACGAAGTGGCTCAACAAAATGGAACACGACACTCTACGCACCCGTGGGGAAACTCGTTTGCCTGGTTTCGGAGAGGATTCTAAAGAAAAGAAAAGAAACGAAACGGATAAGAACTTCAATGTCGTAGTCACCACAGCCTATTACAAAATGATGGCTGATGATTACAACCTCGGCGAGGATGCTCAGGAAGAAATTTATGAGGTCAAAATTGCTAACGACGACAGAATCATTTCGCTCGAAAAATTCGATTCTCGCCACTGCATGTTCCCCTATGACCTCGCGACGATGTCTCCGGACCATCTTTCAGAAATCTCCGATTCGCTCGCAAAGCTAATCGACCCTCTCCAAGAAGTTGTCACCTGGCTCTTTAATTCAAGAATTGCCTCCGTTCGCACCAACCTCCAAGGCCGCGTAGTCGTTGACTCCAAGCACGTCGAACTTGAAGATCTTCAAACCGGCGCACCCTACATCCGTGCGAAGAAAAGTGCTCCTCCAATCGGTCTTGACAAATTCGTCTACCAGCTCCGCACTGTGGACACCACAATGTCTCATTTGAGCGACGCCGGGGAGACTATCAAACTCATCAACATGATCTCCGGCGTTAACGAAAACGCCATGGGTCAAGTCGCTTCCGGCCGACGCTCCGCGACGGAAAACCGCGCGGCAAACACTGGCGCATCTTCGAGAATGAAAATGGAAGCGTCTTGTATCTGGAATCAAGCTATGGCCCCGCAGGGCAAGAAGATGCTTTTGAATCTCCGCCAAGAAATCTCTATTGAACGCTTTGTAAAGATTTTGGGCGAATCCGAGGATATCGTCGCCCTTTATCCTCAGTTCAAGCCGGAGAATAGCTATGAATTGATTGAGAGTGAGGATTTCTTTGTGGAGGACTCCACTACCGCGACGGAGAAGGGCTATGTGGCGCAAAGTTTACAGGAGCTGGTCGTCGCGGTGATGAGCAATCCAATGGTAATGCAGGTGGTGCCGTTGGACCTTAAAGCGATGATTGAAGAGATTCAGTCGTTGCGGGGCGTGAAAAATCTTTCGCGCTTCTTTATTCAAACACCTGAACAACAAATGGAACTACAAAATGGACTTAACAGAATACAGCCTCCAACAGCTCCAGGGCTTCCAGCTCAGGCTTGAGGAGTGGATACAGGACCCGTTGCTTAAACTTATTAAAGACAGGCAACAAGAAGCAATTTCGACTGCCAAGGACTTGATTGTAAACTCAGTCCCTGATAGTATCGCAAGATTTACGCTGAATGAGCAGGCTAAAGGTGCTGTTCAAGAGGCGGAAAGACAACTTGGTTATTTTCAGTCCCTAGCTGAAGATATTGCTGAGGTGATTGAAAACAAAAAACAAACATCTGGGGAATAAAATAAAATGAAACCTACCTGGCTAATGAATACCCGACTGCATAACGAATTCGATGATGACGATGCAGGAGGGGGGAGTATCTTTAACGAGGACGACGATGTTGATCTCGATGAGGATGAAAATGATCTTGACGACGACGAGGATGATGATGACGATGGTAATCAGAATCAAACTCCAAAGTTTGACATGTCTCAGCTTCCGAGTGCAATCGGTGCGGCTATCGCGGCAAACATGCCACGGCAGCAGCAACAACCAACTCAAATGAGTCAGGAGGAGCGTGATAAGCTCTTGAAGAAACCGAATCTGGATGCAAAGACAGTCTCGGCGATTTGGGATGCAGAAACACCCGAAGAAAGAGCTACGGCTCTAGCAAATGTCTTGAACCAATATGTCGAGCACTCGTTGCTTGCCAGTGGTTACATGACGCACCACCAACTCCAGCAGCTTCAAGCGAAGTTGTCACCTCTGGAGACAGCACATCAGGAACGCCAAGCGGAAGTCTTTCGTTCTTCGATTGTGGATAGCTATCCCGCGCTTAAAGGTAAGCAACGCGCTGTGGATATTGCTATACAACAAGTTTACCAAGCTGCCAACTCCGGGCAGGTTGCGTTCAAGACTAAACAAGAAGCGGTTAAAATGGTGGCTACTGTTGCAAAGCAGTTGATTCAGCAAATTGATCCGCAGTTTAGTTTGAAGCGGAGAATGCAGAAGCCTTTCATTCCTCGGAGCGGCGGCACAGGCCGGCCTCAGGGTGGTGGCGGGAAAGAAAAATGGTCCGGACAAGGGATCTTTCAGTAACAATCAACAAACAAACTAAAACTATATGGCATCTATTCTTGGACTTATGTCCACCAAAGACTTGGCCTCTTCGTATTCGGAGACGGCACGTCGGGAAGTGTTCTACCGCTATCCCGAGGGAAGGTTCCCACTGATGGGTCTGCTCTCGCTGCTCGACAGTGAAGAGACAGACAAAACGAAGTTCGGCTGGTGGGAACACCGCGAGCCTCAATACTATACCACTACTGCTGCCGATCCGTTCTACACGGCTGCTGGTGCGGCGCAATCGGATGGCTTTTCCACTGTCGTGGGAACTCCAATTCGCATTGCAGTCGTGAGCACGGATAAGTTCCGTCTTCGTGACGTGGTGTGGATTAAGGACGTGCCTCAAGCGACGACAGCTACGAAGCTGCTGCAAATTCGCGGGATTGTAACTGAGATTGTCTCTACGACAGTCTTGGAAATCCGTCCTATCGAAGCTGTTGCGGACATCGAAGTGACTGTTGCGGCTGGCAAGTATGTGTTCGCAATCGGCTCCGCAGCTGCTGAAGGTGATCGTTCCCGCACTGGTTCGACGACGTTGCCGCTGGAAATTGAGAACTACACTCAAATCCACCGCACGGCGTTCAACTTCACGCGGAACGCGCTTAAAGCGGGCTTGCGGTGGGATCGCACGGGGATTTACAAACACAAGGCGAAAGAAAACATGCTCCGTCACATGGAGCTGTTGGAAAAAGCTGCGTTGTTCGGCACCCGTGGGACTTCTAACGTCACCAATGACAACGGCGATACGACACCGGAGCGCACCTCCGGCGGCATTCGTTGGTTCCTTGAGCAGTATGAAAAGAACTCTACCTACGCGTATCGCGATGGTGGTTCTGACATCACGTTCTCGGACTGGACGACGGAAGAAGAAAAGCGCATCATTCAGCCAGCTTCGGCCACGATGACTGCGGCGCAGTTTGAAACGCTCAATGAGCGGATCTTCAAATACAACGGGAATACCTCGAATGAAAAATTGGTGCTTTGCGGCAACAAGTTCATCAAGGCGTTCCAACAGTATGTGAGACTCGATCACTCGATTCAAACTGGGTTGAATCCAAAGGAAGAAGTCTACGGGATGAAAATCTTCCGCTGGACCTCTCCTTGGGGCGATTTGATCTTCAAGTCCCACCCGTTGTTCAACCAATCCGCTGGCTTGCAAGCCTCCGCGTTTGTGCTCGACGTTGGTTCGATGAAGTATGTTCATGCCGAGGATGCAGACACTCAATGTCTGAAGAATCGCCAGAACAACGATGAGGACGGACGGAAAGATGAGTGGATGACGGAATGCGGCATTGAGTTGCACTATCCTGAGCGTCATTTCTTCATTGACAACCTCACCAGCATCACTGCTTCCTAACCCCCAAACGAAAGGAATAAACTACTATGGCTTCTCTTGCAGCTGCTCAAGTTACAACAATCCGCACTTGGCACGAATGGGTAAATCCATTTCGCCGTCGGACATGTATGTTGGTGCGTGCCACCATCAACACAATGGGAACAATCGCTAATCCAATTCCAGCTACGGCCTTTGGCCTGGTTGAGATTGAGGAAGTGTCAAACATGGTGAACGATGACAATACATTGATCATTCCAACGGCGATCTCGTATGATCGCTCGAAGGTGGTGACAATGCTTGTTACCAACGCCACGGATGCCACACGCGGTGCTCCTGTTGACCTTGCCAATGACGGATATCAGTTCGTCGTGAAAGGTCGTTAACCTCTTGCGGAGGGTGTAAAAGCCCTCCGCATTTCCCAAAACTCAAACTCAAAACTCAAATACTATGCCCAAAACATTCAGCTACGGCGATACGGCACCAATGCCCAAAGATGTGAAAGACACTCGGATGCTCGAACCAGGGGGTCGTGAGACTCGCGGTCAGAGTGAGAAGAATGATCTCAAGCGTCAAGTCACTCCGAATAAAACGCCGCAAAAAGGTGGCGCGACCGGACACCCATAACCTCTAACTCAGCTTTCCCATATGAATGTAGGTGAAATTAAAAAAGCTGTCGCGGCCTATCTCGATAAGCCTGTGACGGAGTTTAATAAAAATGGTGTAGACCTTCTGCTTATTGCGTCAAACAACGCACGAAAGTTCGCGGAGCGTATGCACGATTTCGCTCACCTGCACGCGTATGGGAAGCTGACCATGCCTTCCGGAGAAAGCGGCGTCGCCTTGTCAGCAGCAACGACAACTGGCGACGTCGCAGTCTCGGTTAAAACACTTTTGAACATCTATCGCCGGTATGACAACGGCGATTTGCCCCTCTCCCTAATGGAGAAATCCGCGCTGGTTAATTTGCAGCGTGAATCAAATGACAGAACTCTCTGGGATTCTGACACCGTCCGCGCGATGGCGGATTATGATACTTATCCGGATGCAATCCTGCATCGGAAGATTTACCGCCTAGGCAATACCCTTTTCCTTCATCCAACGCCAACTGAGTCCCTCGAACTCCGCCTCGACTATGTCGCCTGGGCTGACGAATACACCAGCGACACCTCCACCGATTTCTTCACCGAAAGCGCCCAGGACTACATGATTTTTCAGTCAATCGTGGAAGTCAACCATTTTACCGCCTCCTTTGCCTACCGCGCAGAAGGCTCCCTCGCTCCGCCGGAGAAAATCGCCAAGACTCTTCTTGAAGCAATCATCAATCAAGACAAGTCGTCTCAAGACGACGGAATAACCCCAGAAATGTATTAATTATGCCACTCACTCCTTTCGCTCAATCTCCATACGGCCAGATGCAAAATGCAAATGGCTTTGATCCTATGACAGGAAAGCCCCTACAAGGCTTTCAAATTCCTCCACCTCCAGTGCAGAGCAATCAATTTCTTTCTCAGGAAGGCCAGCAATCTCTGCAAATGGGCCAGATGCCGACGAATGAGGAACAACAGAATTTTCAAATGCCTCCTCCGCCGCAAGGTCCAATGACTTATCAGTCACCTCTCGGTCAGACCTATCAACTGGACCCCAATGCAGCTTACACTGTCGGCTTCGGTGGAAAACCAAAACGTGCTCAAATAATCTAACGTCATGCCCTATCCATATCAAAAACAACCGGATGCGAGGGAGATGCAGAAAGCTGCATTGACGCAGCAACTAATGGCTCCTAGCGGGGGGCTTGGAGAGATCATGCAGACCATTCAACAGCTTTCTCAAATGCAGGCGTCGCAGCAAGCCCAAGCGCAAGATGCTCAGAAATTTCCACTGGAAATGCAAACACAACAGGCTCAGTTGGATAACTACCGCCAGGAAGGCAAGCAGAGCAAAAAGTCTGCGAAAATGGAGAGGAAGAAAGGGAAGAAGGAGCTTGCTGCCTTTGACTCTAATGAAGAACGGGCTAGGCAGCTGCATGAAATTGGCCTGGTCGATAAAGCTACTGATGTCGCAAAAACTAACGCGGATATTCGTAAGACCAACTTTGAAACCGAGCAGATGCAGACAAACGCTCCGTTATTGCAATCAAATCTGCAAAACAACGTCAAACTTCAAGAGCTGGATAAGTTAACAGCAATGCTGCAAACTCTCAACAACATTCCAGCAACCCCCGAAACCAACGCAGCCGTCGAAAAACTGCGTGCCCACATTAATTCAATTCAACAATCCCCTCAATAACATGCCTCCTCCATAGTTGCTCCTGTTGCCAAGTC